CCGCCGCTGGTCTTTTGGATGTACCTCATAATACAGGGTGCGCCGGCAGAAAGATTTAGGGTATTGATATCCAGGGTCTGCCCGGTAATGCTTATCCTCCGGTACCCCTTTGCATAAAACTCACCTGTGGCAGGGTTTGCCAAAAAGTTTGCGGATTTCCGGGCTGTATTTGTTTCCGTGGTGTCATTGGCATTCCCGGACAGCACCATCCGGTAATCCGCGCTGCCGGTTGTATTTGTCTGCGTTACTTTGGTGTCGCTGTTGCTGTCGGCGCCCCACTCCGCGTCTCCATCAGCTTTCCACTTTAGTATCTGGCCGCTGGCCCCGCCGGCAGGAATGTGCTTGTTCCCCGGAGCTGTTGGGTGGATGAATTTATTGGCACCATCAGCAATACCATTAAGCTTGTTTAATAACGTGGTCGTGAAATCATTTGTAGACAGCCCTTTGCCTGTCACCTTATCAACCTTGTTGTTGAGGCGGGCCATTAGTTTTCCATATAATTGTTTAAGCCCATCATTGTCTAAATATGACATAACCCACCTCCTTAGGAGTCAAGAATAGCGTCAATCTCCGCTGCAGTCATCGGCACCATCTCATCCAGCTTTTTCTTATCGGCGGCGCTCATTAATCCATTCGCGGTCTGTGTGGCAGCACCGTAAGTAGTATTTGCTGGTGTCTGCCAGCTGCCATCTGCACGCAGGAATTTTGACTGCGTACCTGCCGCAGGTGCCGGTACAAGCCCTGTCCCTCCGGCAGCGCCGGCTGTTGCCGCCTTAAATGGCGAATATGTAGTATCCGTAAACTTGGCGCCGGCCGGCACATCAACCGCCACGGTATGTCCCCCGACCGTTGCAGCGTTACCGCCATTTGCCGGCATTGATGTCGGCTTGTTTTTGATGAAGGCGTCTGAAGCGGTATCCGTTACCGCCCAATCGCTCTGCACGTTTTGTTCTGCGTTGGCCGGCGCATGGGCTGCCTGGCTGTGGTCATAGGCAGCTTTCCCACGGTCTCCCCTATACGCAGTGCTGGCAGTCTCCCCGAGCGCAATAGTTTCTGATACCACAACGTAGGCTGTCCCAGACCACCTGTAAGTTTTCCCGGAAGCAATATCTATGTAAATTTTTCCGCTCTCTGCCGTAATTTCCGTAGTGTGGGCAGACTCTTTGTAAAATTTCCCTCCACTTAAATATCCCTCAAGGACATCATCCACGTAGGACGGCAGCTGGGCGGCCGGTACCTTCCCCCCGCTGTCAAGCTCTGCCACGCCACCTGCAGCCCCTTTCTGCGCCGCCGGAATCGCAGATACATCAGATGCAGATAACGTAATGTCAGCCGTCAAGGCCTTACCATTGATTTTTCGGCCTGTTGATACCTTCCCATTCAGTTTTGTTTTCAGCTGTTCCCACAGATGCTGCAGGCCGCCTACGTCAAGATATTTTGCCATGCGTGTTTTCCTCCTCTACTGGCTTAATATACTGTCTATTTCTTCTACGGTAATTGGTTCCCCCAGGATTTCACTTGGTTCAGGGCCTATGCCGTCCAGGGCGTCAATCTCCGCTTCCGTTATAACATCAGCCACAAAAGCCTGGAGGTCATCCGCTACTTGCTGCTCTGCTCCCGTAGCTCTGCTCACTTCTGCCGCAAGGTTATCGGCAAGCACTTTTTCAGCGGCAACCGCCCGGGAAGCTTCTGCCGCTATGGCTTCCGCATTTTCCTGCTCGGCAGCTTCCGCCCTGGATACCTCCGCATCCAGCCGGAGAGACAATGCCTCTTCGGCCCCCTGCGCCCGCACCACCTCAGCATCAATCCGGTCATCCAGGCGCTGTTCCTCCCCTGCAGCACGGTCAGCTTCCGCCTGCAGATTCCGCGTCAGTTCCGTCTCCACCGAAGTGGCCCTGGCTTCCTCTGCGTTGACCCCGCCCTGCGTCTCCACAATAGCTGCCTGCACGCGGTTGATATCATCAGCTTCTACGGTATCCCCTGTTGTCTCATAGGTGATGTACACCACCGGGGCATCCGACTGGATTCGGATTATCCGTTTCCACGGTGCCATACTTGGCGTGGACAGCGCATAGGTCTGTATCTGTTCCCCGGTCAGCATTGGCCCTGTATACACTGCCAGCGTGCTGTCTGCAATATTGTCATGCTGCAGCTCCTCATCGTAGATTCCGGAGGGCGGCATCTGGATTTCTTCTTCGATGACATAGGCGTTTCCGTCAATTTTATTCAGTTTGTCATGGAATACAGATAGCTCCATCATTACCCCATCACCTCCAGTGTCACGGTTCCGATAACCGCTATCTGCTCATCAGTCAGCTCTATGTTGTGTGAATAGCCATTGATTGTAAGGTCTGCATAATCCTCCACGCCGGCTGTTTCCAGGAGGATATTTCCCACACGGGCATACCCCACATAGGAGATGTCGAAAGCATTTTCCTTCAGAAAGCCGTCAAACGCCTTCCGGAAGGCCGCCTGAACCTCCCCCAGATTCATCCCGTTTTTAAGCTTAACTCTGCCCATGATATTGACTGGCAGTTCCTCCGCTGATGCAATGGTCACTGTGGCCCCGATAGGGCGCATTTCTTCAATGTAATCCTTGACAACTTTCAGAAGAGCAGGAGTAGCTGCCGTCTTATCTTCATCGGCTATTACCACCTTAACGGTACCGGGACCATAGGCCAGGGGGAATACTTTAGCGGCTCCCACTCCCTTACAGGCCATTGCCCAGTTATAGTAATCGTAGATGTTGCCGCTGGTGGATGGTTTCCTGAGTATGGTAAGGTATCGTTCCCGGAAAGCTTCCGTTTCTTCCTCATCGTTTCCCGGAGTAACCAGTTCTGCCAATTCTGCGGTTTCCAATCCTGTTACATAATTAATGGGTATCAGTTTTCCCTGACACCCATTTCCTATGCTCCCCGCCGTCTCGCAGGTAAGTTCATATATTCCCTCACCCAATTTTCCGGTAACAGAAAGATTCAGGCTATCACAATTGAAACGGGTTCCATTTTCCAATTCCAGACTTTTAGGTGTAATCGATGCCTTCCATACTGCCGCTGTAGCCGGATGCGGAACCACGTTACGTTCAGCTGCCCTTTTTATAAGATATTCTCTGGATGCTTTATCCGTAAAAACTTCCCGCAGGAAAGTATCCAGGTCTATGTACAATAGCTGGTGTTCTATGGCGGTCGGGGCCAGAGCGTCATGAATTATGGAGCCTTCCCGCTTATCCATGCTGCTGGGAACACGGTCCATCATCCGCTGGAGAATAACTTCTTCGGTAATGTTTTCATACATTAAATACTCACCACCTTTTCTGCGGGCACATCACCATAGATGGTATGCACCGTGAAGGAAGCTTTTACAGCCCCACGCAGGGATGTGTCGAAAGAAAAGTCCGTAACTTCTTTGATGCGCTTATCCCAGGTCAGTGCTTCTGTAATTCGCCGTTCAAGCTCCGGGCAGACATAGGTAACCGGCATCCCGAAAAGATCCTGAAACTCGCTTCCATAATTCCAGCTATACACCAGATACCGATACCGTTCTGTATTCAGAATTTTAAAAATAGCCTGCTTCATTGCTTCCAAGCCTTCTACGTTTCCAATAACCCGGTCATTTGCGAAATCCATCTGATATGTCTTTGTTGGCTGCTGTCTGATTTCAAAACTGTCATCCCGGAGAATGATACTGCTTTTGGGTATCATCCTATTTTGTCCAGTACAACAAATTTCTGGCCGCCCTGAACGCGCAGAAGGATTACCTCATCCCCAACCGCCAACTGATTGTGGATGATAATTCCTGTTTTCTCTGCTTTTTCACGGGAAGAGGTATCTGTCTCAAAGTCTGTTACATTACGGGACATTACGATCTGCTTTGCAGTAATAGGCAGCTTCTGGTCCACCAATATCCCCAGCGGAGCAGCGCTGGTGACCTTGCCAAAACATAGAGCGACAGGCTTACTGGCCTCCACCGCCTCTCCTGCCGCTTTTTTTATACTCTTTATCAAATCCTTAGAGTCACGCATCAAAACCGCCTCCTCTCAGCGTTAAATCCATCCGGTGCTCACTCTCATTAAAGGTATGTTTGCACTTTTCCACTAACATCAGATTATCCACCTTCGTATCTGCCAGCTGCAGACTTGTTACCAGCATACATCCGGCGCGGATATTCATATCCCCAAAGGCATTAGATATCGACAGGTTCCGTGTCTCTTTATTGTAAAGGGACAGCAACGCTTCCGCCTTTGCCGCCCCATTCTCGCCTTCTTTCAGAGTGTCATAATACTGCAAGACACCCCATTTGTTTATATTTTCGGAATGCTTTGTCATATAGACATCCCGTTTACCGGTTTCCTCGTTATCGTAAACCAACTTTACTTGGTTATATGTGTTGGAATCTATGCTGCAGGTATAGCTGTAATCTTCCGCGCTGGTATCGTCAATCAGAAGGTTATAAGCCATTCCCGATATATTCCGCAGGGCCAGTTTTCCGAAGTCATCATACAGGACATACATCTGCTTTGCATTGGTCAGTGTCAGGTCAAGGGCATTCTGCACAATGTCAAACAGGGTTTCCCCGTCCTCAATCCTAGATTCAATCTTATATCCGGTATCCTCTATATTGCCGGTCTGCAGGTTAAAATCAGCACATATCATCTGCAGGAGTTCGCCTGCGGTCTTATTGGTATAGACGTAAGTTTCCTTATTCTTAAAATACCGCAACTGGTCGTAGGCTTTAATATCAACAGTACTGTCTTTTTTCGGCTTATACTGAAAGATAAAACCATAAAAAAGCGGCGTACCATCTACCAGCAACTGAATACTGTCTCCGTTCCGGAACTGAAGAACACTGTCATTCATAACAGTACAATTCAGCTCCCCAGGGCTGCCGTAGCGGTCCGTCTGCCATGTCAAGCCATCCAGTACCGCAGGATAATACAGAGTACCATCATGCTCTATTATTAACTCTATGGTCACTCTCTCACCTCCTATGGCATGGTAAGCACCTGGCCGGGATATATCAGGTTGGGATTGCTTATCTTATCCTTATTTAGTTCATAGATTTTGGAGTAATCAGAGCCATTATCGTAATACTGCTTTGCAATCTTCCAGAGGCAGTCCCCTTTTTTAACGGTATAGGTACCACCGGCCTGCGGGGCATTGTCAGCTTCCCGGCTTTCCGTCAGCACCGCCGTGCCATCTTTTGCTATGGAACAGGTCTTTGTACCGTAATCCTTATACTGTTTAAGCTTAATGGATACCTTTACGTCTGGCCCTTCATTCTTGGCATCCTCTTTTATTGTATAATCTTCCAGGGATACTTTCAGGTTGGTCGAAAAAAGCCCTTTTCCTGATGGAAGTGACCGGGAAACGATAAACTGGAATCCTTTCTGGCTGGCCTTAAGCTGTTCCAGGATGCTGAGATAGTATCCTGCCGTCTGCGCACCGCCATTGCTGAAAGGGTAGCTCACGTTTGGCAGTAAGGCGTCAAATGCTACCTCTGAAAGCCCGGGCTGCTTTAGCAGGTTTATTTCACCCTCGTTTATCAGCGTCATGGTTTTGTTATTCCCGTTTATCTTTACCTGGAGGCTCCCGGGCGTTACGGGGAGCATTACGCTCCCCAGATAAAATACATAGGCCATTACTTATGCTCCCCTTCCGCAGCCTGCTCCATTGCCGTATCAACTTCTGTTACCAGGTAGTCCACGATGCCATCCAGATCCATGTTGGAGCTTACATTGTTATGGTTTACCATTTCCACCTGGATTTTAGCGGTGGTAAACCGATTGACTGTTTCCTGTTCTGCAAGATCACGCATGTATTTTAGGTTTTCATCCGAAATATCCAATGCCTTTTTTGTATTACTTGCGGTTTCACCAACCCCTGAATTAATACTGTTTGCATCTTCCAGCAAATCAGAATAGGTTGAGTTATCATAAGCAGCTTTCCCACTTTCTGCATTCATTCCCAATGCTTTAAAAAGGTCGAAATTGGAAACCTTGTCAGCCAAGCCTTTCCCATAGTCATACCCACTGGAATAAGCATCAGTATAGGAGCCATAATCAATGGTACTTACTACTTCTTTCCATCCTGATTCTGATTTTATTTTTGATGCCGTATCGGTAATCTTCTGCTGAAAATTATCAAGCCCACTCGTAATATCAATTTCAACGCCTGGTATTCTGTTTATTACCGTTTCTATGGCCTCTGCCATTTTAATTACATAACCGATGACCGTGTTTGCCAAATCCAAAAACAAGATTTGAACAGACGCTACCGGATGCTCCCATACATTCGCAAAAAAATTAACAAAAGCAGCTATTTTATTCCACCAAAGCGCAAACATGTTTATACCAAACTGTTTAAGAACATTTAATGCCCCCATGATTATCCCTGTCGCGCTGACAGAACCTCCCGTCCATTTATTCCATGCGGCCACGCCCAAATATAGCGCCGCAATAACTGCTGTAATGGCAATCAATATCCAGGTAAGCGGACATGCAAGCAGGGCGCTATTGTATACCATCTGTGACGCGGATGCCGCTGCCGTATTCCCTGAAAGCACACCAAAACCGATACTCACAAAGGTTTGTATTGCCCTAAACGCCCCCATAATACCGGCGCCTATTGCCTGAATTCCATTCCATATAGCAGTTGCTGCCGCTGCACCTTTGGTCAAAATCAGATACCATGCCAGCCCTGCGGCTGCAATACCAATCACCGCAGAAATCATTCCCCAGTTATCGCTTAGTGTTTGTCCCAGTCCTCCAAGCACAGACATTCCGTTCTGTGCAGCGGTAAGTATCCCATTGATTCCAGATACAACAGCTGTCAGCATAGGCAATACCGATACCGCAAGTGTTCCGGTGAAATTCTTCCAGTTTTCTTCCATAAGTTTGGTTTGATTCGCATAGCTGTCCTGAGTGCGGGCAAAATCCCCCTGCGCATCCGAGGTCTGGGCCATTAAATATTTATAACGCAGTATGACCTGTTCCGCCTGGCTCATCTTGTCATAAGTCTTTCCAATTCCTTCGGCCATAGCGTAAGCATTCATATTAGCCACACTCATATTTATGCCGAGCTGCTTCAGTGGTTCTGTCTCGCCGCTAATTCCTGACCGGATTTTATCAAAAGCTTCACTGCCAGAAAGGTTATAGAAAGAAGCCATATCACCAGAAAGCTGCGTAATATTCTTCGACATTTTTAAAAGCGCATCACCGGTAATTCCGGAACTTTTTAACATGGCCCCCATTGTAGAAGAATACCTTTTTGCAGACAATTCGTTTAACCCATAAGCATTTAAAGTCTGCTGGCTCCATTTATCTATTACCGCGCTTTGCTTGCCAAAGGTAACGTCAACTACATTTTGCACTTCTGTCATGTCCGAAGCATAGCCTACGGCTTGTCTGGCAGTTTCAACTAATGCCATCCCTAAACGGCTTATGGTGTTCGCAGCTATACCAGATATCGTGCCTTTGAGAATAGTGAAACCATCATTTGCACTTCTGGAATTATTGGATAATTCTTTTGTCTGTGAATTTAACCGTTTCATCTCCTCTTCTGCCTGGATTATAATCGCAGACGATTCTGTCAGCTCATTTCTTGCCGCCTGGAGGGATTTTGTGTCAAAAGCCCTCCCTGTTGCGGTATTCATTGACTCGCAAGAGCTGATGACCAGATTCAAGGCTGAATTAATATGCTGTAGAGCAGGCCCCATTCTATCATTCAATTTGAGCGTTGTACTAATTGCCCCCACCTGATCACCTCTTTCTTTTCCTTCTCCTCTTTAACTCTGCTTCCTTCTTACGCTCTGCCTCCATTTTTATCTGAATGGAAGCTACGACAAAGGCTTTTTCCCTTATTGGCAGATTGTTAAACCGGGAAGGTTTCCACCCAAGTTTATGGAAACAATAGTAAGCCGCGTTTGACTCGCTATCATCCCCATTAATCAGTTTTTTGCTTCTTCCACCAATTCATTTATATCTTCCATATCCGTTTCATCAACAAGAGCATCCGCCAGCCTGTCAAATTCGTCCTTGTACAACATCTTCTTAATTAACTGCTCCGCACCCATCACTCCGTAACTGTTCTGCAGTTCCGCATTATTCAATTCAGGAAATACCACTGCAGTTACCGCAAGTTTTGTCAAATAAGCATTTGCATCAAACACCTGTGTGAATTGCCCTTTTTTCCCTGAAACAGGAACCTGCTTTGTACAAATTTTCCGTAAAGCTTCATCTTCCTCCGCTGAAACCGGATGTATAATCCACTCAACAGGCCCATTTTTATCCTTAAATCTTTTAGAGATGATGATTTTTCTATTCTCTCTCTTTTCTACGTTTCCTGCTAAAAAACATGCTAAATTATCCATTCTTATTACCTCCTTAAATCTTTGCATAAAGAAAACACCCAGGTTTCCCTGAGTGTTTACGCTAAATAATATTAATAATAGTTACATTAAAACATCTTTTTCATAAGGGCCTTGTACATTTTGTCATCAAATTCGACCAGACTATTTTTTCCATTCCTAAACTTAATTGCAATATTGTATGTGCCTTTATTTTTGGCCGATATCGCAGCCAGTAATCCTACAGGGCCTAACAGTGCCGCCCCTACCGCACCCCTCATAATTCCACTCGCAGCGCTTTTTCTCTGCTCATCAGTAATCACCTCATAGCACTCTACCGTATCTTTATTGATAGGTACTGTATTGTTGAACGATACTGAAATATACATTTGGCCCATTACCAAAGACACCAGGCAACCAGTATAATCACCTGCTATTACTTTATTTTTTGCCATACCCCCACCCCTTTGCTTTTTTCTAATTGTACCACTAAAAGAAGTGAAAATCCACACTAATTTACAGCATTCCGTTTAGCAGAGAAAACTTTTCAGGCATTTTGAAATCCTCAAACGTAAAGTCCATGTCCTCCTCAAGGTACTCTCCATCCGCATCAAATTTAGCCAGCGTACCGCCATCGATGTTACATCCGATAAAAACAACAGTCTGCCGGCCCGCCTTGGATGTCGGATCCTCATTGGTTACCTGGATTTCAAAGTAAATATCCTCCCCAGTGTCTTTGTACCGCTGCATAAGCTCACGGAAAATACTGGTATTATAATGGAAAGTGGCGGAACCGCTCCCCTTCCATCCGGTACTTTTATTCCCGCTCCCGGTCTTCCCAAGTATCGGGACTTCCGTTTTGGTCTTCTCAAAATTCGCCTCCAGGTTGATTGCCTGCATGAAATTATACCGGTTATTCCCGATGGTCACATAACATTCTGCCATCTTAGCGGACAAGGCATCGGAAGCATTCATTTTTATATTGTTCAGCATACTTTACCTCCTTATGCGACTTTTACAGCCATGTACATCTGCGTCATCGTATTGACCACCGTAATGGCATTACCGACAACCACCGATTTTTTGCTTTCCCCCTGCTCCACCGTGATATCATCCTCGGAGAAATTTTCAATCGCCCGGATTTTAGCCAGCTCCTCATGATGCTTTACAATATCGGCCCATAAACTGATACGTCCGCTTGCATCATTAGGGATTACGCCCAGATACTTTTCTGTGAAGAGGGTTGCAATATCATTGGCTATCTGGTCAATGACGCGGATCGTCTGATTGTCCTGGAATACCTCGCCCTTGGCATCCGTCAGTGTCACCAGGGAATTGGTGTCATTCAGCACCCGGATAACCTGGCCTACTTTGTGGAACGTGAACTCCCCTGCCCTGATTGACTCTTCCAGCTGGGCCTGCGTAAAGTCAACCACCGGCTCGTATTCACCGTCATACACACGGTTCAGCGCTGACCGGTTTACAGCACAGGCGGCCTCCGCTCCTGTTACCCAATAGACAAGGGATGATTTCGGAGCCCCTTCATCGGCTACTTCATTCTTCACATTGATGACGCCTTCGTAGTCCGCCGCCCTGCCCTGCAGCACAAGCTGGAACTTTGCCCCGACTTCATCCCGCATCCGCTTCGTAAAATTAATATACAGGGCTTTTATCTTATCATCATCAGACACAACCCCAAGGATGTTGAAGGGGTACCCTTCAATCTTGTCCAGGAATGCCTGATGCGCCGCGCCGTCTACCGTACTGTTTGTGCCTCCCCTCAGCGCTTCCCCGGCTGTCGCTGTCAGCGTTGCGTCCTTTTTCCAGGATACATAATCATTGTCCGCCAGCTCCGCTGCCGTTGTGACCGTCTGTGTCTCCAGGCGGGAATTATCCAGATACAGGGATACGTCAAACTTAGTGCCGTCATCCACATTGGCCTGGATGATCACGTTCATGGCATTCCCCCGTGTCCCCGGATATTTTGCTGTGGCAAACGTGTTTGTGGCCCTTTCCCCTCCCCCATTAAGCCGGTAGGCATATAGTGTCTGGGCATTCAAAAACAAGTCCCTTAAGCCCCTCAAAGCGTCATTGGTATAATCATACCCGAAAATCTTCCGGGAATCTTTCTGGAATTCTTCATTCGTCACCGTGAACACAGCGCCTGCAGGCCCCCAGTTAAGTTCCAGCGGCATGGCAGCATATCCACGGTCTGACAATGCAGCTGCCGCCCTGGCGGCTGATACAAAGTTTATGTAACATCCAGGCAGGACTTTATTCTGCACAAGGTATGTGCCTCCTCCTAATGCCATATCATTTCACCTTTCCTTTCATAAATTCATTTATCTTCCTTGTCACCTGGGCTTCCGTATAGGACTTTCTATTTTCCAGCAGTACGCCCAGAAGGTCACGCCTGGCGGCATATTTCTTGGATTCCAAAAGCTGCTCCTTTGAATAGGAGACTTCAGTTAAGGTCTTTTTCACCGCTTACCTCCATTTCCAGAGTGTAATCACCCATCTTCTCAGCATCATTCGACCAGATTAAGAACATATCGTAATCTACCATGAAATGCATTACATCCCCGTCCTTTTCCGCATGCATACCGGTACCACGTACCATATCCCCCTCCACGATGATGTATTCCAGGCATTCCGTTAAAACGGAGAACACGGTATTGCATTCAGCGGTTTTTTCTGGCCCATTCGGAAAGTAATGGATGCAAAAAGGTACCTTTTCATGATACCGGCGTCCTAGAAACTGCTCAAAAGATGGATTGATACATTCAATCAAAAAGCAAGGCTCAGTCAAGCCCTGCTCTACATTTTCTGTATATATTTCGTACTCTTCTCCGTATGCTGCGGATATAGCCTGGACAATGCCGTCCACGATTTTATTTACCATTCATGCATCCCTCCAGCCACTTGTTCAGCTTCTTTTCAAGTATTCTCGGTGCCGCCGCCTGGATTTCCTTCTCAGATATAGTCATCATAAATTTGCCTGGAACCCACCCTTGATGATCCCTGGTGCGGTGCCCGTACTCTACATAACTGGCATATTCAATAGGATTAATAACCTCAATCACATAAGTGTCACCATAATGGTGCACTTTCATAGTATCGGCATATTGTTTCGCACTCCCGGTTTTCAAATCATCAGCACCGCTTCCTGATTGCTGAGTAGTCCATCCACGCTTTAAGGCCCCGGTATCTTTTGGAGTCCTCCTGATAGCCAGGGCCAGAAGCCGGGCGGCCAGTTCTTTCGCACAGGATTCCATAAAAGCCGCTTCCTCATTTTCAAGCTTTGACAGGTTATCTCTCAAGGTTTTAATCTGGTGATAGTCAAAGCCACCATTACGGCCCATCAGGTATACCCCTTAAAGGATTCCAGATTGATTTCCTGGTGGGTAGCAAATACTGCTGGAATACCGCTCCGCGCATAATCCGCAGTTACCCCGTTCTGGTTTACCGTAATCCTGGAACCTGGCTTAATTTCAACCTCCGGAGAAATCAACAGGACCGTTCCCTGGTTAATGGCCGCAGCTGGTTCCGGATCGGAAGCGGAGGACACCGTTTTATATATCATGAGGCACGGCTGCCCTTCCAGTACCTTCACTTCCTCAAATCCAGTACTTCCGTTTGGCTTCTTGACCTTCTGCTGTTCAGTCACCATGCATGTACTTGTATAAGTCTGCTCTATCACAGTTCTGTGCATGGCCTGCGCCTGCCGGATAGCATTTATAATCATCATTACCACCTCAGTTTCCGGTGCCGGTTAAGCTGCCCCTTATAGTCTGCCAATACGCCGCCCTGAAGGGCATCAGCTGCGCTGGCAAAGCTTGTAGATGTATTTCCCTCTGTGATGGAGGATACTATCACAGGGCCTTCTGCATCCCCAGGCCTGCTGTGCCGGTATAAATCAATTGCCATCCGGTATGCTGTATTAATCAGGCCGGATGGCAGCTCGTTTATATTGCAATAATTTATTATGGTTTCCCTGACGTCGTCCAGGATAAACTGCAGGGAGACATCCTGGGAAGTATCAGCTTCCGGAACCCCCAGCAGGGCTTTTAACTTCCCAAGTTCCATGTGTGCCTCCTTAAGCGATAGTCGATACAAACACCTGATCCGCATAAGGGAAGGAAGGAAGGGACGTTGCTACGGCTTTAATCCACTTCGCAACCGGATCCTCCGTATTGTACTGACACACGATGATATTTCCTACCGCAGAAACATCCACACTGGGATTTTTGCGCAGTTCCAGTTCTTCTGCGGTTACACCATAAAACGTGTCACCCATTTTACCATCCGGCATCATAATAAAAGCATCCTCCGGCAGAAAACGCTTTGCAGAATAGGCACCCTTAGCGTCCTGCACTCTGTACTTTTTGTCATAAATGGCAATCTGAGGAAGCTTCTGCTGTGCCAAAAAAGCGTTGAGTTCGGACACAGTCAGCATCTTCGCGCTGTTAACACCATAGATTGCCGAGCGGATTCTTTCGTCTCTCAAAATAGCATTAAGGACTTTCTTGGACGTCAGCGCTCTTGTCGGCGTAAATCCTGTATCCCCTACAATTTTATCCACCCAGGAATCCATATCCTCAAGAATTGTAGGTGTACCGCTGGTCCATGTCTTAGATGCTTTGTGCGCGGAAGGCATACCATAATCAATGGACGCCTTTACACCGTTTTCATTAATCTGGATTTTTCCAGTGGAAAGCGCTTCCATCCTCATTGCCTCCACTCTGGTGCGCACAGATGCTACAAGATTGTCAACATCATTAAAAATGCGCCTGATCATGTCAGCTTCTTCATTATCATTTCTGGGACTCTCCAGAGCAATCAAAGTTTTTTCCGGAATCTTAATCTTTCTCTTGATCAGCGCCATATCCTGCATAAAGCCTTCTACGCCTTCTCTGGATCCGATTTCTGCCTCCGTATCAAAAGCATGTACCTTTGCAGATACGGGCAGATTACTGGCCCCTTTGATGATATCAATCTCCAATGCTTCCGTTTTCCTCTCGGGGAAAAGAACCTCGCCCATATATGCTTCCTGGGTACGCTCCTTCGTATAGTCAATAAGTTCCCTGGGTGTCAGTAATTCTTCTACTCTCGGCATTTCTTAGCCCTCCTTAATCTGTAACTGGCCGTTCACAAAAAATTTGATATACGGCATTTTAGCAATGAGCTGCTGCACAGCTTCGACATTATATTCTCCCTGCAGGCGTTCGGTATTAACGGAACCGTCAATCATCAATGCCCCCGGCTGCGGCCCGTGTGTCACTTCAATTGTGTCAAACAGAATTCCCACGGGATCCGCCGAAAAAGTATATGTATATGCTTCTGCGGTACCACCACGTGTGACCTTAACAGCTTTGCCGTCGGCATCAAGCAGCGTCCCCGCCGATACAAACTTTTTTCCATATTCATCAGCTTTTACCCCTGTGTCAGAGACCGTGCAGCTGATATTCTGATAATGCTCACTTTTCAAAAATTCCGGCGTATTATCAAAGACCTTCTTTGCATAAAACATGTTTTATTCCTCTCTTTCTTTTTTATCCCCACGCATTTGCGTAAGGGTTATTTGCAGCTGTATCTGTTTTATTTAAGGATTCGGCTATAGCTTTGGCCAAGCTTCCTTCATCTGTCTGTCCTGCTTTCGGAATGTACCCTCCTTTTTTCCCGCCTGCGGATGCTGACTCTGCTGTTTTAAACAAGTGAGGAGCTGATTCCTTCAGCGGTTTGAGCGCATCATCAATTCCAACAGGACTGCCATCCTTGTCAAAGGTAAATTTCTCAAGGCCTCCCTGTTTATAGATAATATAATCAGTGTCCAGGACTCCGGCCGCTGAAAGTTTCTCCTTCAGGGCATATTCTTTTCTTGTATTGGCCGCCGCAGCTTCCAGCGAAGAAACTTTTTCCTTATATTCCTTAACCTGCTTCTGAAGCTCCTCATTATCTGCATTTCCTTTTTTCAGGGTATCAATTGTTGTGTTTGCCTCTTTCAGTTTCCCATTTACTTCGTCAAACCGTTCCTTCGGTACGAAGCTCTTCATGGTTTCATTCCAAGCATCCATTACAGCCTGTGCCTGTTCCTCTGTTAACCCCTGTGCCATTAAATCTTCTTTTTTCATTTTCTTTTACCTCCGATTCATCTTCACTTGTTATCCCGGTCGTGCCCGGTGATGTCTCCCTCTTTATCGCCTGGGATACCAAGAAGGCGAAAAAATAACACCCAGGAGAATCCTGCGTGTTATTATTACTTCAATAAATTCAATTGATTACTCATCCCAGTCAGAATCGTTATCTACAGGCTCATGGTTTTTCCATACAAATACGGTACCTTCCGGATAATCCTCAGCCGTCTTGCCCTCTGGTATGTCTTCAATATTAACCCTTTTCTCATGGTGCAAATTCATCTTTTCCATATTCCAAACCGTACCTTTCTGCAAACCGCTTATTTGTTTCATCCACTCTCTGATAAAAGCGTTCCACTTTTGTCAGCTTCCCCGTATTATATAAAGCCTGACATTCTTTTTTCACCTCGGAATCAATACTTTTATAAGCTTCTTTGAGTTTATCGGAACCGTCAATCTCCTTCGGCCACTTTGCTGGTGAGCGCATAAAATACACTCCTGATGCTGTCGTGGCTCTCACTTCTGCAGCACCGCTTTTCCGCAGCAAATCAATATCCTGAGAAGATAAAGAAGCTCCTGCCGGATGATTGTGAGAAACTACGCTTCCCTTTAATTTCCTGAACTCAGAAATTGTAAAAGTAACTTCCTTTTCAGTACCTCTCTTTTGGAACAAATATTTACCATCTGGTCCATACACAACAGCTGTCTCTTTTTCCCGAACTGATAGCGCCTCCTCATCCATTAAAAGCTCTTTTCTTGCTTCCTCTGACCATTTATCCGTTGTTTCATTCAGTTTACCACCAAATGCTTGACTTTTCCAGTCCTCATAATTAAGACGGCCATCCACGTATACGGTTTTTCCGGTTTCAGAATCCCTGGCAGCCCGTTCATTGAGTATCCCATACTCTTCCCAGTCATCGAAGAAAGGAACTGTACAGCATCGGCAGCGCGGATGGATGGGCGGCGCCGTGACCCCAACCTCATACTCAGACATTTTGAAATCCATCTGGTCCATACTGCCGCAGACATCACAGGTTTTACCATCAAGGGTGGCGTCAAACAGGTATCGTTCCACATTCAGTTCTCTGAAGCACTTATTCTGTGCGGCCGAAGATATGGCCGCAGATTCGGTCATAATGAGGTTCCCGGCCTGATTCCGGCTGACGTTCATCACCCTTGCCTGTCTGCTAATAGCTTTCTGAGGCGATTCTCCGCGGATGATACACTGAGACAGTTCTCTGTGCAGGTTATTTACCAGCTTTTCTTTATTGGTCCATATCCGGCCAGAAAAATTCTTTCCGTCCTGTGCCCAGGGCCTTTTTATGAGAGCATCAATCTTCCGGATATCTATCCGGGCCAGATTGCTTCCCACACCGGTTCCATTTGCTATTTCCCATGCAGTCCGGTAATACTGCTCAGCAAAAGACTGGTGGAGAAAGTCTGCCATGCCGCCTTCAAACTCGGTTGATAACAGCTCTGCATACTGCTGGGCCTGCATCTTCATGGCGGTCAAGTAATCAATGTGGTGCCGTGCGGATGCATTCTCCAGCTCTTTCATCCAACGCTGGTCAAGAGCATTCTCCTGACCGGCTTGTATATATCGTTCCACCGTCCAGCGGAACTCCTCAAGCTCCGATTCCCTCAGAAACCTTTTTGCAGACGCATAACTGATACCATTATTGTCTGCGAGTCGCTGATACCACCGTTCTATGTCCATTTGAAAGCTATTGGAGACCTGCCTGAACTGTTCCTGGACGTCCTTATAATATGCGGCGCTGCGCTGATACTGCTCTTCCTCCAGAACTTCCATGCGCTTTTTCCAGTATTCCTTACTCTTCGCCATTTACCTCACCGCCTTCGGGGTGCCCTTTTTTGAATGCTTCTAAATAAGGATCCATCTGCTCTGCTTTCTCTTCCTGTTCTTTCTTAATCTGTTTTTCTTCTTCCTCAGCATTTTCTACAAAAGGATGATTTTTAAGGATCGTCTTGTTGGACACAATACCAGCACTTTTTGCCGCGATATCTGCTAACTCTGCATCGCTCCTGATGGCCGAACGGGTCCATGTCTGAACAATCTGCTCGCAGCTCTCATTCAGGTATTCGCATATCACTCTTATCAGCTCGCCGAATCCCAATTTGAACTCCGTTTCCATGAGTCCTGCTTTCAGTTCCAGAAGAGAGTACAGGTACTTAAGCGCCTCTCCGGATGTATTACCAAATTTCTGCGGATCCGGATCCACTCCCTGCCCTTGCTCAAAAATGGCTTTCCGCGTCATTTCCAGAAACTTCTCCCTGGCCTCCACCGGGATATTGATAGTCAGTGTCTCTACGCCACCCTTTCCTTCGTCGCCATCATCATCCACTTTAATTGCCTTGTACTTTTTCAAGTCATGGAGGAATTCTTCCAAGTCCGCCCCGCCATAATTGGTAAGTATCATGATGATTTCCTGCACGTCCTCAAGGTCATTCAGATAACCGCTGAATACTTTGTCGTAGGCGTCAATAAGGGGCTTAATATTTTTAAGATCGTTTGTCCCAATATTATTATTCTGGAATGGAATGAATGGCACCCGCCCCCACTCATGCATAAATACATTCCCCTGCCCGTTTTCATCCGGCAGCTGAAATGTATTGTAAGGGGCAAGGCCGGCAATTGACACAGTGCTGCTCATCCTGTAATAGGAATAACAGCGTTCTGCATCCCAATATTCCCAGACAGTTATTTCTTTCCCTGTCTGGAAATCGATATCCTTGTATGTCCTGAGAACCGCTATAAGGCTCCTTTCAAGGTCTGCGGACTCAATAGGGATGATTTGTTCAGGCGGAACGATTCCATACTTAAAATGGCCGTCTGCGTCCTTCCAATAATGAAGCCACGCCACTTCACCGTTCGACGCATTAATACACAGGTCCTTGCAGACTTTGGGGTATTGGTCCCCTAATATATCCGCAATCTTCTTATTCAATCCTTCGTTTTTTGTATCGAAAAGAGGCGGCGCCGTAAATGCATAGGATGCTTTCTGGTTGACAAGCAGGCCGTGGAAATTCCGGGGTATCCGGTTATCCGCATTCCTCAAAGGTTCGTTATCTCTGCCGCGCACACCAGTGCGGAGGATATCATTTTCATTCCGGTAATACCGCTCCGCCTCCTGGCATCGCTTGATATGCTGCCGGTGCTGGACTGCCTTCTGTTTTATCAGATTTTTCACAACCTCAATATTAGGCTTCTCTTCATTCATCGGTTATCATCACCTCACTTTAATACCTGCATTCCAGAAGGCCTGCGGATTATTGTGTAACACATGTACCGGCAGCTGTCCATTTCGTGATCATGTTCCTTCACAGGCTTGTCCTCTCCCTTATCTGCCGCTTTGGCATCCCAGATATAGGAGCCGAACTCTTTTATCGTATTAGTGCAAGAGACATCAAAAAAGATAGCCGTCTGATTCAGCAGCGATGCTACAAATCTGATGCCGTCTAGCACATCATTTTTTGCGCTCTTAACCTTATATCCATCTTTCTTGAGCTGCGCCCGGAAGCTTGCCGCCGAAGGGTCAAGCACAACAAACCTCGGTTTTATGCCATCCAGCCAGTCCTTTAAATCGGTAGCATATTCAGAATCCGTCTTTTGTATTCCGGCATCACGCCCAGAATAATAATACTCGCGGATGCAATACCATTTACTGTTTTGCGCTTTTCGCCACAGCTGGAATGCTGTCGGATTTTGGATACCGTAGTCAGAGCTGACATAATAGTCACCAGTCCACACAATCTTTTCTGACTTCACAAGCTCCTGCACATCCACAACATGCTTATCCGGGTCAAACATGTCGTAGATAATACCCTCGGCCATAGCCCACAGGCCGAGTATATAACGTTTGAAGAACACGCCGCTGTAATTGCTCCGGTATCTGGCCTTAATCTCTTCAGACAGGCTCAGGTTATCGTCCATCGTGAAATGGACATACAGCAGTTTCTTCAGGCCCGCTTCTTTCCCCGCCCTCGCAGCTTCCTCCTGAAGCTTCCTGACTTTTTCCTTGCCGATATACCCTATGGCCTTGTCAATCCAGCCAACCTTAAACCAATGATACGGCCCATCTGGGTTACAGTTAAACCAGTACTTACTTCCATCCACGGAGCAGCGGCCTGTTGCTTGGTTCACGAAGGATTCCGGCATCAGCGCGACTTCGTCAAAAAAGACCCCTGCCAAGGTGATTCCCTGGATGAGGTCCTGCGAACGTTCGTCCTTGCCGCCGAATATGTAGAAGTAATTCTCCACGCCTTTTCGCGTGACGACTACCAGGTTATCAGCCCTGTGGTCTGCCACCTTATAGCCACGGCTCCGCAGCATGAGTTTAAGCCAGAACAACACGTTCCTGCGGAAAGAACCGATAGTCTTGCCGCACATACCGAAGTTCTGGCCGTTGAACCGTGTCATGGCCCACATCACGAATGACAGCGACATGCTTATTGTCTTGCCTGAACGGATAGCTCCGTCAGCTATAATGCCGTCATAGTCCTTAACCGGCGAAGAATCGCACCACCAGTTCAGGACTTTCCGCTGCTTCTGCGAAAACGGCTTGAAATGAAATATCTGGTTAACCTTCTTCATCCGTCCAATCCTCCGCGGCTATTCCGTTCAGGGCATCCAGGAATCCATCATCCGCCGTTTCCTCTTCATCACCCATCTGGGATTTCGCTTTCATTACAGCAATACGGGCTTTCTGTTCCTCCGTTGCCAGCTCCCAGTTCCGGTGAAGCATCTCGTCATACTGCTTAATAAGGCTCCTGAGTTCCCCTTGCGCCCGCGCCTGGGACTTAAGGAAGTTCCCTTGCTTATCCCAGGCCTGCTGTACCTGCCAGCGTTCTTCTGTTACTGTGTCCCCGTCCTTTTGGCCTATCTTCGTAGTCGTACTGTCCTCCCGGTCACGGACATACATAATATGTTGCGCCCGGATGATTGCCGCATAAGCAATCTGTATCTGGTCCCAGAGAACATCAAGCGGATCCTTCGGCATCTGCTCAATAATTGAAAAAGTCTCTTCCGGAAGCCACTTCCGGAAAAGGCCGTGCTTTTCTGCATTATGATTTCTCGGCGGCCCTGTTCCGCCGTGCCCTTCCGCGTTACGGTTGCCGGGCTGTCCGCCTTTTCGCTTTTCCGAACGTTCGCTTTTCTTTTCCGAACGTTCGTTATCCCAGTTATGGGTACTCTTCCAGCGCCGGACCGTCCCTTCAGGCAGTTCTAGTTGACTTGCAATCTCAACCAGCTTCATCCCGTCCAGGAACATCACCTTCGCCTGTTCTATTCTGCTGTCAGGTTTTCGCGGCACCATCACCACCTCTCATTCGTTTCGTTTTGTTTTGGGAAAATGCTTTGTTCGGCCATCACGAAAAGACACCCGGCCGCAGTTTGCAGTCAGGTGTCTTTTGGCAAGGGAATTAATTTATGGGAGGGGGAGAAGTTTTATTCACTCCTTCCAGATTACACTATAACATTTCAAAAACGAAAAATGTGAAATAATCGAAATTACTTTTCTCCCATAAAATTATTGAATTCCATACGCACGCTATCCGCAGTTGCCTTTCCGCCAATTCGAGCCGCTACTTCCCCCCAGGAATTTTTATCAAAAAACTTATACCGAACAATTCTCTGCATCCGCATTGGTATAGTCACCATCCACTGTTCAACATTCAATTTTAGTTTTTCGGCGTTTTCCTGCTGCTGTTTCAAAAGATTTTCTTCAAAACGTAAGTAACTATCCTCCCCATAAGTAAAGGCAGTTCCCTGTATTTTGAAATGCTGCTCCTGATAAGGGAAATTAGGATTGCTCCCTTTTACGTTCGTCTGAATTATCGTTTTCCGCTTCTTTTTCAGATTGCTGATTTCTTTTTCTGTGTCTTTGATAACTTCACAGGCATCTATATATTGGCTCAGAATATGCTTGTCCATTACTCCCACACCCTCCCTGTCTCTTTATCCTTAAGCGTAATCCGCCCCACAATCTCCATGCCCGCAAGACTGGCAATAAGCCGCAGGATATAGATTACCTGTTTTACCGCATGTGGCGGCCTGTCCGCCCTCTCTATGGCCTCACCCGCCGTCAAATCGGTATAACCTTCACTATTTCTATACACTTTTTTCCTCCTCTCAATTAAGCTATACATGATTTATGGACGTGCCGCAGCTGTCCCGGTGCCTGGGCTGCGTAATAGTCCCGTGTTACTTTGATATTGGCGTGGCCCAGGATATCCGCGATATCATCAAGGCTTGCCCCATGTTGACGCAGGCTGGAAGCCATTGTCTTGCGCATAAGATGCGGGTATACCCTGCGGCGTAGCTCTGCCCTGGCCCTGATATCCTGCAGCAGGTCCCGGTATGCGCTCTCATGTATGGGCGCTGCTGGCTTGCGGAGCGTCACAAATAGATACGGGCTATCATCCTGCCGGCTGTCCAGGTATCGCTTTATATGCACCCGGGCAGCATCATTAAGGTATACCTCCCGGTACTCCCGGTCCTTGTGGCCGTATAATATCAGGGAACCGGAAACAAAATCTATATCAGTTATCTTGACGTCTGGCACCTCGCCCACACGGGCACCGGTAGAGAGTAAAAATTCCAGCACTGCCCTCTCACGCTTGCCTTTTACCGTATCCTGGTCGCAGGCCGTCCGCAATTCCTCAACCTCAATGCCCTGCAAAAAGTCAATGGGCTTGCGCGGCACCTTCTTTTTGGCGACATTCTCCACGGGATTCTGGCTGATAAAATTGCAGCGTCTTAACCAGGTGAATACGGAAGAAAGAAACTGCCGCTCATTGTTGACACTCTGCGGGCTGTTACTCTTTAACTTACCTCTGGAAAACTCATTGAGATAATACTCAATATCCGTGGGCACCACATTTCGTAGATTTTTATGCACTACGTCCAGAAACATCCGGGCAGCTCTCATGTACTGCTCTATGGTCTTACTGCTGAGGTCACGCTTCTGCATATTCAGGCGGATCGTATCCAGCATATACTGATTGTCATCCAGATCCGTACTCAACGCAGTCTCCATCCGTACCACATCAACGCTGTACATCACGGCCAGCAGTACCTGTTCCAGCACGCGGAACTGTTCCCGATTTATAACCTCTTGCATTCTCAGCAACACATCATTGATAAGCTGTTCTTTCATAGTTTGCCTCCTTTGCGCTTGCCTAAAGGACGCAATAATGCTATAATCCTTTTAGGCGTAGGACGGCAACATTCATCTTGGCGGGTGGGGCTGCCGTCATTTTCTGTTCAATTTAATTTCCATTTTAATTTCCATTTACTGGAAAATTATCTTGACATTATGCGCATAAAGGTTTAAAATGAAATTGTATCGAACATGAGTTCTGTCACATCAAGGGAGGCAACCCTGTGGCAGGACTCTTTTTTATCTTTTAATCCAATAAATACTGTTGGTAAATGCATCGGGCTCTGGAGGCTGGCTGCACCCGGTAAAGAGTACAGCCGCCAGCAGAATAATTATTATGTACCGCATTCGGCATCCCTCATCTCTTCTAATGCTTCGATGGCTATTGCGATTGTTTCTGCAGATAACCATTTTTCCAGTGACGGCCGGAAAGCCATATCTTGTAATTCTTCTATCGCCTTATCAATTTCATTCATTGATATTACCCTCCCCCTATTGATCAAGTAACTGATCCTCGTACCGCATCCTGAGGCAGGCATCCAAGGCCAGTATGTATCCCGCTGCGATAATGCAACAGTCTATAACTACTATCGTTTTAATAATCATCCTTACGCTCCTTTATTCTTACTTCGGCTGTATTCCACGCAGGCCTTACACCGCCGGCGCCGGACTACCCTCTTAAGGCTCGGCCGGTACCGGATGTTAATTACGCTGCTGTCGGTACTGCCGCAGGAAGGGCATTGTTCGCCTTCTGCGTATTTCATAGGCAACCTTCTTTCCTTTAACGAAACATTTGTATAACCCTGGTTCGTAATTTACTGCAAGGTTTTGGCTCTGTGTCATCTTTCTGTGCAACCATCCACGCTATGGTTCCGTCCCATTCAATGTCTTGCGCAGTAGAACAGTAAGACACTTTTTGCACCCGTCTTTCTCCTGTATACATAACCCTTGTTATCCAAATATCACAATCTTCCTTTGGTAATTTTTCCTTATAATCTTCATCAATTAAATTCCATTTGTCCACTGACTGGTCGTTTTGCGGCATGTACGGCTTCGGCAACGGCATCCAGGCAATCGGTTCAAATGAATTTTTTCCGTCAAAAAATATGTTTCCGCCCGCCTTGGTATTAATATAATACGAAATATTCCTTGTACCTACCGACGTTAAAACCAATATTTTTCCATCTTCACGCTGAATCATGTTGGCCTCTGGAAGTCTCTCCTCCACCGGAATCCATCTATATCGATTCGTTATTTCAAGTGATTCAATTGCCATCTCGATGGCCTTTGAAAAAGTATCAAATCTATCTCTGTCGATTTGTTTACCCGATGCATATCTTTTTCTAGCATTGTTAAAACCTCCAAGTATTTCAATTGCATTTTGATTATTCATAGCAATCCTCCGTCAAATTTTCATTTTGCAAAGGAACCTTAACGTCCATAAGACATAAAAACACCCATTTCCCTTTTGGATATTCCTGCTCTATACGAAAAGTCGTGCCATACTTGAACTGCTCTGTATCCTTCTTCAATTTGTTATAAATATCAGTTGGATAATCAAAAAAACCTTGTGTAACAACCCCATTATGTGTAGGATGGGTTTTGTATTCTGTCTCCCATACTCTCAGATGTTTTATCATCCATATACCTCTTTCTGAAAATGTTAAATTTCAGTTTAACTCAGCATTATGAATTTTTTCTTTAAGTGTTGTCTTCCACGAAAGCATAGCATTTACACTAACATTAACCAGCGTTTCTAAATTACTGTTCAGGCCAACTTCGTCAGCTATTCGTTCTCTGGCTTCTGGGGAAAGTAGGCAGAATTTCTGTAAATTCTTCACTTCATTATCAATATGTTCAATCTGTCTCATGGCATCTAATACTTTCACTTTATACCTCCTTTAAACCCTCAATTGCTCAATAACTTTTGTCCTGTTACGCTTCCGGTAATTTCTCATACATTGCTTCATAAATGGCCGTTGCATAATTCATTAAAAGTTTCTTTGCCTCCTCTTCCTGAATTGCTTCTCCAAATACCTCCCTATAATCTCCTTCATGGGTCAAAAGCCAGTTCCCTTTTGCCGATTTCCATAATTTACACTGGTACTCCCGGCCAATCTCTTTTCCAGGACACATGGCGCTGAAAAAGAAATTATTTACTCGATACCACTTTCTAACCTCCGCCACCTCTTCCATGTTTTCAGTGTTATATTTCATTCCTTTAATTACAAATTGCATTTTGTTTCTCCCCTAAATAATAATATTTGGTTTCTCGCACTGTTCAAAATCTATTACCCATACCCAGGGGTTTGCATCCCAGCCATAGAGGGTTAGGTCTGATTTTTTTACGGTAGAATCCCATAGGTAAGCGAACTGCTTCTTAATGCACCCTTCGTATCCATTTTCAATAATTTGGGGGTATTTATCCTCTCTGCCGAATGCAACATCCTCTAAAAACAGATTTCCGCTTCCTTCCTGTTCTGCCTGTTCTTCCGTGATATCCTGCAACCGCTCCACCCGCACATCCGTAACCCGTAGCCAGATACGTGCGGCTTCTTTTGGCATGTGGATAGATGGGTGCCATATAATCCTCTGTTTTCCAACAGCACACCCGTTACATCCAGGATAATTTCTACAATATGTGGGATAACCACCGGATAAAGTTTCGCAAGGCTCCAAAAAATCACTATCAAAATCTGCACGGTAATAATATTTTCCCTCTTCAAACGTCCATGTTTCCCGCACGTACAGGATATCTCCATGCTTGCAAGGTGGTTTAACGAATAAAATCCTGCCTCCGTACTCATTTGTTCCGAATCCATACTTTCCAATGTTTCGTTTATCCCCAGCAATGCAGTACCCGATTTTGTATATCTGTTCAGGTTCCGGCTGAGGCTTAATTACCCGGCGCGTGACCGTCTTTCTACCGTCCAATATCGCCCGAACCATTTCGGAGTTAAACAGGATTGGCAATAATCTACTCATGCGACATATCTTCCTTTCCGCTGAAACTTATTGTTTCTAGGCTCTCAATGTCAGCGTATAAAGAGCCCACCATAGTATCGCAATGCCTGTCACATGGATCCGTGGCGTCACATCCACCGTAACTATTTATGATTTCCAGCACTGCCTGTTTGTTTATATAATCCATCTGTACTTCTTTCTGCGGCTTATCTGCCGCTTAAAATCATCCATGCCTTGCGTTCTTCGTCTCACGCCTAACACCGCCCGTATGAGGCTTTAAAAGCGCCATATGCTATTATTCGGCCTATGGAAGGGGCGCACGGTGTTATCCCATTTTTTCCGGATGAGCTTCTCAACTCCGATTACTTCTCGGATAACCCCTGCTGCAGCGTCCCACTCTTCCGGCCAATCACTCCGCACTTCCGCGGGAAGCTTTCTGGGCTCTACTATGGCCTTAAACTTGTATTGCCCTCGGTATCGCGTTCCAGCATAAGCATACTTACAGACATTTTTTTTGAGAATCCCGAATTGCTCATGAATCTCCTGGGCGGTATATGTCCCGAGCTCTTCCTTGCCCAAAAGCACGGTATATTTTCTCTCTGCCATCAGCTATCACCTCCCAGCAACTCACGTTCCAGTGCATCATAGTCATAATCCTGCGTCATAATCCCCTTGTTGTAACGGTCCGCTGCCGTTTCTTTTCGCACTTTGGGCGCGGGTTTCTGGTAGGATTCCGAAAGATATCCGACAAAAGCATTATCCCGCAGGAAATTATCAGGATTTTTGATGTACTGTGCATCCGTTTCCAGGATCCTACAGGATTCAGCATAATTTTGTGCTGAAGTAAGCAGCTCACTTTCCTCTGCTCCTCCCATCACGGCATCTGCATAAGCAATCTCAGTATTGTGCTTTGCTGCCATCGGTTGTTTGGGATAGGCGGCCCAGAACTGCTCAAACATCCGCAGGGGGGATATAGGGGGATTATTATTTATGTTTTGTTTTAGTTTATGTTTATATATGTCTGCGCTTTGTACTACCCCTTCTACTACTGGATATACTTCGCTTTCTACTACCGGATATACTTCGTTTTCTACTACGCTTTGTACTTCGTTTTTGAAAGTGAAAGATATCATTTTGTAGCGGTTAGGACTTCCTTTTTTTCCTTTTTGGTATTCGATTAACCCTGCTTTAATGAGTTCGTCTCTCGCCTTAATCAAGGTAGCTTCACGTCCCATTTGCATGGCTGCCATCAATCTCAGGTTATCTACTGTCACCCACTCGCTCCACCCGGCTCTGTTGCATATGCCCATAAGCTTGTACCATAGCAACTGTGACGAGATCGGCAAGTAGTGAGTTTCGAGCCATCGTTCGAAGGCGTTAATCTCCGCTATATAATTCAATTCACCACCTGCTTAATTTCCGTTTGGCCGCCCGCAGGGAAGCGGACGGCCCCATGCTGTATTAGTAGATTACCGTATAACGTTCTCCCAATTCTTTCAGGTTTTCACGGAGGTATTCAGCAACATTCTTCATGGCCTCATACCTCCATGCGCCTCCATCAGCCTCAAATATGGCACAGCTGACGCCGCCGCTGCTATTTTCCCGCATACGGAATATAAATGCGCTTTCAGGCTGTTCCACTTCAAGAAATGTACGGTACGGAATCAGATTTACAGGATTAGGGACAAGCGCGTCCGTTTTCGATGCTACGCCGCTTCTGATTGTTGCTTTCTGCGTAACCCCGTCGTCTCCATACTGAGCAACGGTTCCCGTTTCTACAGTCCCGGCAAATTTTAGGATAAGGTCGCGGTCATTGTTTTTAATAAATTTTGACTGCATAGCGATAATAAATTCTTCATGTCCCATATAATATCCATATTCAAATGAGGGAAGTTCCGCGCTTACATTTACAAGCTTTTCCCTTTCACGGTCACTATCAAGGCAGGAAATAAGATAGACCGTTGTTGGGTTTACGACATGTACAAGCAACTTATCCGCCATTGCATCCACCTTTGCCTTAATGTAATCCACAAGACTTGTAAGCGTAACCATTTTCAACGGCGCAGCACGCAATTCGTTCTGCACCCTGACAAGCTCTTTGTCTGTATAACTAGCTCCGTCAATATTGATAATTTCAGGCTTATTCAGCCCAACAACGTACTGTAATGCTTCTCTTGTCATATCCATCTTAATATCCTCCTATGCTTCATTGATTTTTCTAAGGTCAATAACCTTTCCAGTTACTTCCCCGGTTGCTGTATCAACTACATCTTCGTCAATAACGACTTTTTCAGGTTCAAAATCACGAAGAGACATTTGACCTTTGATCTGTTTCCCATACTCTTCCGCCACAATCATTCCGGTTTCAATATCCTTGCCAATTGCCATACGGGTCGCTATCGGCGTTACCGGAGCCAGTTTTGTGCTGACTGCCACATCTACTTCCATATCATCCCGATCCTCATTCTGGTTGAAAGAAATGCTGATATTGATTGCCCTCTTTACCTTCCAGGGAGTATTCGGATCTTCCAGGTTGTTAAAAACCTGTTTTGCGGCTTCATTTACTTTTTCCTGCAATGCGCCGCCGCAGAAATTTTTTAAATCTATTCCGTCCATAGGAATCCTTTCTTTGCTGGTTAACAGTTACATTTATTTCAAACCGGTTTAAAATCTTGAAATTATTTACTTTTAAGCTGCGCTTCCCAATCAGTAAGACTTATCTGATTTTTTTCCAGAAAGTTTTCTTTCTTCTGTTTCTTTCTGCTTCGGGAAAGGTATCTGTCCGCAGCATTGACACTACCAAAAACTCCGTTTCCCCTGGCTCTCTCCTGGGCTCTCCATATCTTTACAAGGTTGTTTTCATCCGGCGCTGGCCGGAAATATCCTTTCCCATCCTGCAGGTTAATGATTAACAGGCTATCATCTTCGGAATCGTTTATACCTTTTATAAGTTTCCTGACTTGCCTATCGCCCATACGCATCAGGCCGTTAAGTACATCCCTGTCAATGGCGTTCTTATGACCGATAGGGATACAATCAAGTATGTTCACTCGGTATCGCCTCCCTGTACATCTTAATCCAATCATCCAGGGGCATTGTGACCAGCCATTCACAGCGGTCACGACGATGGAACACTGTCGGAAATTCTCCGGGGCAAGCATCGTTGCGGGCCTGTGCCATTGCATCATACAAATTAAGGCGTTCCACCCGTTTGCACTCTATATGGATTCCGGGAAGGCCGACGACATCAGCGTCCCCGTTTGCTCCACAGTACTGCTGACCACGGCGCGTCTTGAATCCATAGTCCCGGAGCTTCCTGGCAAGTTCCCGTTCCCCTTCTGCTCCCTTGCGTTTACTGTTCAAACTTCATACCTCCGATCAGGTCTGACAAGAAGTCTCTGTTTTCTTTATCAGCCTTTTTAAGTTGGTCTATATATTCCTCTGCTGAAATTATCGAATCATCTTTTCCAGCGTGCCGCATGAGCCTTAAAAAGCGTTCCAGGGCAGCTTCCATGTTCGGGTAATGTCCGATAACTCTTGAGGATTCTTTTTTTACCCCATCCTTTGACTCTCCGGTATAGGATTGCTTAAGAGTAAAATTCAGCGGGTCAGTCTCAATAAAATAATTATTTTTTAACTGGATAACCATTCCTTATCCTTTCCTTGCGGCGGGACGTTGGGCGGCTATGGCACCGCCCAGCCCATAGATAGGAGGCTATGGCTCGTGATATATCTTTTGCGGAATGCTTCCCTGGCACCCGCTTCTGTCATTCCCTGGGCTACTGCATGTTTTTCCCACGCAAGCTGCCCGGCAATTTTAGATAACTTCTCAGCCATCGGATTATCATGTATCCGATTTTTGACATCGTTCTGCGTATGGCAGTAAGGGCAGCAAGGAACTTTTATCCCGTCCTCTTCTGCCAGGCGACGGACGCTACCGCCAAAAAGAAGGTGGTGTTCTTCGGTCGCTGGCCGCCCGCAGCAGAAACATATGCCTGAATATTCGGTAACAATACTTTTTGATTTTTTCATGGTTTCCATGCCTCCTTCATACGCCGGATTTCATCCGGTGGAAGTGTTTCGATTTCAAGTTCTTTGCACTCTGACACAATCCCATCTATCAGGGCGGACATTTCGGCGGTATTGTACTGGCTTGATCCTTTAATCAGGTAGTACCAACGATAACGAATGCCCCCCTTTTCCAGTGTTTTACTGGTGGGTTTAAGGTGCATATAATCAAGTTCCCGATGGTCTATATCATCCCGAATGCATACAGGTATGAGTTGCCCGCCCTCCATGCGCTCTAAAGTGCCGTAGCGCTCCAACATGATATTGTGTACCACGTTTTTGCTGGTCTTATTAAGCTTTGCGATTTTCTCTATCAGCACCCAATAATAGGCATTAGCATCAAGAGAACGCTTCTTCCGCCACGTCTTAAGCACAACGGATATTTTCTCATGTTCGCTGACAGCCTTAAGTTCATGCAGGGTAATGTCAGACACTTCCAACGTTACAAGAAAATTATTTGTGTCAATTCCTCTGGATATTTCTTTTACTTTCCCTGTACACTCCATATCCACCTCATTTCTGCCACTTTTCAAATTCCTGCTGTGAAGGAAATATTCCTTCATCCAGGCAATAGCTTAAATACATAAGCCGCGGCAGATATGTGTTTTGAATAAATTCATGGTCATAATGCTGTTCAAACATTGATATACGGCTTAAATCTATGTCCCGGTAGAAATTATCGTAGTCTTCCTTTTCAAGGCCGTATGAAACAATAAAAGCGTCGTGGATACCTGAGCCGTACATTTCCACCTGTACTTGTACCCGGTATGCTTTTTTAAGTGAGAATTTCTCCCCATAACGATATGTTTTTACCTCGTATATCCTATCTGGTGTATTGCCATCCAGGTTTACCCGCAGTCTGCCGTTTATGAACTGTTTGTCCATTTCCATTTCTGGAATGGAAAGGCTCTGCAATATTTTGTGTTCATAGGCGTTTCCGGCTTTCATAGCATCATTCTGAAAATCAGACGCGTATAAACCTAATTTTGTTAACCACCATTTTCGGAATGATATAGTCTCCCAATTACCGATAACATAGATTGTATCGCTTGCCCCGATATAATAAGAACGGTCATGATCCTGTATCATTGAATTTCCCTCAATAGCAGGTTGAGATTGTTTTCCACGGCATACAGAACTTTGTACATGTTGATATACTGTTTAAGTTCATCTTCCGTTCTTCCCATTTTCTCTGCTATCTGAGCCAGTGATAAATTACCTTTTTTCTGAATGGCAGTAACCGTTTCGAAAACACGTTCCTGAACTTTCAGAATGTCATGGTAAATGTCTGCCTGGGCCTGCGCCTTACGCTCGTTGTCCTCTTCTTTCAACCATAAGTCGAATCCCAGGCCGGTATACATTGCAACTGCCTTAACAAAACTCCTGGTCATGCTGTTCCATACCCGCTGTTGGCTCATGCTGTTATCCTTTACAGGGTTTGCGCCATTCATCACTGGAGACTGCATATAATAAATATCATTATCGATATGAATCTCTATACGGGTTTCATAACAGCGGTTTGTGTTCCCTGATTTATCTGTAAAAATGGTCTCAGATTCATATAAGCTGCTTCCATTTTTAGGATTGGGTACGGGAAGAAAAAAAACCTTCTCCGCACCGTGTTTATGCAACAAATCAATGCACTTGTTATAGGGAAGGTATAAAACCTTGTCCCTTTCTTCACAAAAAGGTGAAACATCTATTTTTCGTAATTCATCATAACTTTTTAACATCGTGTACCTCCTATATTGATACTCGGAAAATATCTCTGGCCGCATCCGCTATACAATCATCGCAATAATACTCACCATCGATTTCATAACAATCATCACCGTAGTTCATATCATCTTCTTGGTATATTGGGTTGCCGCACCGAGAACAGGTGACATATCTTCTTTTTTTGCCGGGCCGTGCCGCTGTAATAACCATTCTGTTCTCAAACTGATATTGCATCTTTCTTCCCTTTCGCCGCATAATCACGGCAAACACTATAAATTTTTGCTCTGCCCTGCTCAACTCCGGTCTGTTCTGTGCCTATATGCAACTCTGGTTTCAGGCACACCCCATTCTGGTGGTGGCGGCAGGTATTATCATTACAAAATATAAATTGCATTCGGATTTCCTTCCGTGTTATAATACACATGAGATTATTCCTATTTGCTCCGTGTCCTGTTCCCGCAGGCCGGAGCATTTTCTATGAGTGAGACTTTCAACAGCACCACAAGGGCCACAATCATAATCCCTATGGCTGCCGGCTGCAGCTCTCCGTTTTGGTTTTCTATCCCGCCGGCTGATACTACAAGAGCCAGGAAGGCGATTGTCTGAAGTGCTCTCATGTCTGCCCTCCCTCGGTATTTCCCCGGCGGTATTTCTCCGCGGACATCCGGTCGGTGAAGCTACCAGCAATATGTCTGATGCATCCTATCATCCGGTATGTCTCTCGAATACGTTCCTCGCTGCTAGTTGTTGAAGCCTTATCCAGTTTCTGAATGGATTTCCGGATGTCTGACAGCATGCCCCTGAGAATCTTATTTTCCAGTTCAAGGCGTTCTGTTTTATTCACTGTCTTATCCTCCTTCCTTCGGAACTCTTCCAAACATCTGTAAAATCTCCGCATCAGTAAAATGCAAAATATCATCTATCCGCCAAAGTTCACCGAGTACGAATGTTTCCGGCAACCTTTTTCTTTTGCCCAGGGTATTTTCGTTGATAGCACTTTTAAGGTCTGCGTTTTTGAG